TCCATAAGAGCAATGTAATCCGTTCTTGTGAGATCTTTCTTAAGACCTGTTACACCAAATAAAAATTCAGAATTTCCAGCGTATGCAGGATCAATATGCGCCCCAATTTGACTCAAGATGGAAGCGTACCATGAAGCAGGAGAAGTGAACTTTGGCTTACCATCAATTTTGGTCTGAACCCAATTTGATGCATAAATAATACGTCCGTCAGTATCTCTTAATAGAGCTACGTCAGTCTCATTATCAGAAACGGCATCTCCTTCTTCTTCAGCACAAATTACCATTTTATTCTGGGTTATTGCTGCGTGAGTTTTTAGATAACCGTTTCTAGTTTGGCTGTAGTCATCTAAGAAAAGAATGTTACCAGCAGAATCAGGCTCGGCTTTTTCCATTGCTGTTTCATAGTCTGTGTCACCAACAGTCCCATCAGATCCACTTGTTAAAGCTGATTCTGATATAGGATCTGGCTCGGCTGAGGTAGCGATAACAGAAACATTAACCAGTTTAGAATCTTCTAGGGCAGCCGCTAGGCCAGTAATAAGAACATTGTCGTAAATTTCTTTTGGGAAAAATTCAGCATTTCCTACGCTGGTATCCTCAATAGTATATTTACTTCCTTCAACCGACCCAGCGGCAATTGTAATCTTAATACTGTTACCGTAAACGCCTTTATGTTTAGCCGAAAAAGTGGCCAGATCAGTAGAATCTCCATCATCAACGGTTAAACTCGCCAAAACAGCGTCATTAGCTACGACTCTAATAATTTTAAGAGTCGAAAACTTTTTATTTTTTAATTGAATATTTCCAAGATAAGAAGATTTACCATATCTTTCATGAAAATCTTTAATGCTTGAAACTCTTGAAAGATCTGATGAACCTCTCTGGAATTGACCGGCCAGAATCGCAACGCCAGTTCCAACGCCTTGAACATTAGGCTCAGGAGCTTGTTCATCAATGACAATTCCGTCAACTTCATCATACTGAAAAGGATTGTTTGTTCTAAAAATTCCCATTATTTTATCTCCCTAAAGATCAATTTCTTCTTCTAATTCAATGTTATCATCCCCAACATTTTTATCATCAGAAATCTGATTAATGATTTTAATTTCGCTTATCCTTGGAATTGATTTTACCTTTATCTTTGGATAATTAACAAGCAAATCAACCTTCACCCTCCACTCATCTTTCTGTGAATTTTCTTCACTGTCCATATAAGTGTAGCCCACATTATCATATCGAGCAATTGCGCTATAGTAGTCTGACAAAATAAGTGAAAGCCCTGAAGGTAAATCTGATTCAATTTGCTGCTTATTTAAAGCATTATCAAATATATCAAGTAATCTACCTCTTTGGATCTTGTACTCTGTCCACAAATCAAGCTGTATTCTAGCATCGTATTGACCAATAACATCATAAACTAAGTCATTATCCGCATTGTCTGGATCGACTTCTTTTTTAAACGTGTATGGCATCAAATTGGTTAAAGTCGGTGTTCCAACGGTAATGACTGAAGCACAAGGAAGAACCATTTTCTCATTATGATTAGGAAATTCATCATAAACGGACTCTAAATCCGTCATTTCCTGCTCAAGATATTTCTGCAGGCCTCTAATTGCCGCCATATCGCTTGGTATTGTCATCTTTTCCCGTATCTAAAGTTCTTTTTAAGGTTAACTTTTATATCATATATTATTTTATCCATAGAATCTGTCAAAATATGTTTTGGTTGCATACCAAATTCAGAAATTTTATTTTGGGTGTATTTCGCAAGCGCCCATACATGATCGTCAAAATCTTGCTTTTTTAAGACCCTTCTCGCCCATTTTAAGAGCGGCATCAATGGAGGCGTAAAAGGTCTAGCCCCAAACTCGATAATAGGAGCATGAGGCGCATAGTTTCCCAGGATTGCGCTCTTTTCTTCTACGATGAGATCCCATGACTGAGCATACAGGCCTGTGTCGACAGGAGACTGCTTAATTAATACTAATAAATTTTTATAAAGGGCATCAATAACAGACATTTTATAAAGCTCTATATCTTTTTTAGCGTATTCACTTAATTCTTTTGAAAATTTTTCTAATTTTACAATTTTGGTCATAGATATGTTTTTTGCTTGGCCGTGCGCCTTAGATGAACATTCCAGTAAACGTATTCAGAGGTAACACTAACGACTTCATACATTTTACCATCAATATAATAAAACTTTTCAATCTTGGTGGTGGCCGTAGTGCAGTCAATATCTGACTCGTTTGGGTAGGATTGTTTACTGATCATTTTAAGAACAATATCGCCTTCTCTTATGGCCCCACCTTCTCTAATCTTAATTGAATGAGAATAGTCGACTAAGTAGGGAGTAGGTAGAATTTGGGCGGTATTATCAACCGCTGTGCCATCCCCTATTTCTTGGCCGTCCCAAGTTCTAGTCAAAATGTAAATTGGGTGTTTAAGAGCGCCTAAATCGTCCCTGATTCCTAAAATATCGTCTGTGCACGATTTTATATCATCTACAATACTAGGCATTTCATGCCCCCACCAGACTTACACCTGTTGGGAATATCCAACAAATTGGAGAGTTCAGAAAGAAGACGATTTAATTCTTTTATTTTTACCGATCTTGAAAACTTGGTATCAAGTTCAATATCACCAATTCTTTTTACGTTGTCTTTACCAGTGTTATTAAGGGCAGTTCTCGACGCCTCAATTTTTGTCAAAAGATCAGCAACCTGAGTCTCTACAATAGGATTTAGATTTTTCAATCTATCATCAATTATAGAGTTAAAATGAGTCGACCCCTCATCTAAGATTTTACCATTATGGCAAAGGGCAAAGATAACTCTGAATTTATTTTCTTCGCTTAGGGCCACGCTTTTTGCCTTTGTAAGATTTTGCTGGTTCTGGTTCAGACTCCTGAACTGGCTCTGGTTCTGGTTCTTGAACTGGGCTTGGCCCTGGTTCAGATTCCTGAACTGGCTGTTCGCCAGGTTTTAACTCGGTATCTTTAGACTCAGATTCAATGATAGTTTTTTCAGCTTTGGCCCTATCAGATCCGCTAAGACTTCTTAGTGCTTTGCTTTTTTCTTTTAGTTTTGCTCTAACTCTTGCGTAATTCATTTTTTCTCCTTAAAAAGGCGGCTGGTAAAAGGAGAGAAACCAACCGCCTTGTTTTTAATTACCTACTACTTCAACATCGAGAACGAGAAGCCCTGGACTTCCTTCTGCAAATGTTCCTGATTCAGTAACATCGAGAGAAACGTAAGAATCTTTTTCAACAGAAAGAGGCTCTGAACCTAAGTCAAGCTCAACGGGAGTTCTAGCCGCTACGCCAGCTTGAGTATCAACAGCAGATCCAACCGCTACATTGTCAACTTTAAGCTGCATGGCCAGATAATTAGACCCATCCGCAGAGATTGCATCTTCTTGAACGTATTTAGCAGAAAGAACTTTCAATTTTTTGTCGGCAAGCAACAAAGGTAATACAACTGAAGCGTCAAGAGCTGCAATTGAAACACAGACTGAAGGCCTATTGTTGTGATTAGTCATTTTAAAATCCTTGATAAATTAAAATTTAAAGTGAGGCGTTTTTATATGGAACGCCCCATAACCATTAGGTGTAAATTACACCCCGTCAGCAACGCTAACCGTAGTTGTAACAGCAGCAAGTTTCTTATCAAGAGAAGAAATTTTTCTATCAAAGTTTTTAACAGCGTACCACTCGTTACCAGTAACGATGATTTCACGGTTAAGAATATCTTTGTCAGAATCCATTTCCATGTCTTGCTTATTCATAATACCGTAAGCATTTTCCTTGGCTATCATTGCCCTATAAGCATCTTTTCCGTCAATATCAGTTACTTTTTCAACTGTATCAACGGTAACGATTGCCATACCTAGCATACGACCTTCAAAGCCTTCTACCATGTACATAGGATCGCTTGCATCAGCTTTTAGAAACCCAGCTTGAGTATCATTCATAAGGTCAAGAAACTGAAGAGAATGCATAAAGCAAACTTCAGATTGCTTGTGCTTGTCACCAAAACCAGCAATTTTACCCGAGTTCAAAGAACGGATATTCATTGTGCCGGCACCATCAGTGGCCAGATAACCTTGAGTGTAAGAAGTTTGCATTTCTGCTTGTAACTTCTTATCAACTTTCTCAGCGTGGACTCGTGCAATTTGTCTTTGAGCTTCTGACATAATTCTGTCAGAGCTTGCAGCAGATTTTTTGAAAGCTTTTTTCTTAAAACCTACGGCCTTACCAACTTCAAAAACAGTGGCACTAAAAGAATCATCACTTAAAGAATCAACTGTAAGAGCTTCATCCTCTGCTGGTTCTTCAGCATCACTAATTGCCTTGAAATAAGGGAAATTAACCGTTAAGCCTGTCCCTTCAGCTTTAAGATCTTCATTTCTGAGGGCAAAAGCACCGTAAACGAGGTAGCGGTCAAAATAAGCCTGGATATGGTCAGACCATACTTTAGGCTCGAATACAAAGTCACTTGAGCTAGTTGAATCACCAGCAGATGCAATCTTAAAATTGCTATCGATGCAAACTAAGTTCACAACGAAAAGAATTAGAGCGTTTAATATCTTTTTCATTTTTTACCTTCCTGTAAATCCTTTCATCAGTTTATTGTAAAGTTCTGGGTTGCTCTGATAAAGCCTAGACTTTTGAACCATGCCCATTTTGTTAAACTCTTCCTGAGTCACTTCATCGGCTTTTTCATCAGGCTTTTTACCTTGCTCCCCTGTCTTTGTGCTAGTGTTGGCCTTATTGCCAGCACCCTTTGAGCATTTTGTGACGATTTCTTCTACGTCTTCCTCAGTCATTTCTTCACCCTCTTCAAGAGAGTTGATTTTTTTGCTCATGAGAAATTCAAAATACTCATAATTTTCAGCACCATTAACACCATTTTCTAAGGCCAGCTCAAGAATAGCGTTTTTGGTAGCAACTGATGAATAATTCTGTTGCAAGGCTTCTAGCTTTGTTTCAGGATCTTCATCATCACCTTCTTCACCAGAAAGCGTTTTAAGAACCTTGTCTAACTTCTCTTGTTTTGTCATGAGATTGTTATTCTTAGTTCTATGTTTCGCATTCTCACTGCGAAGGTTTTTTATCAACTTCTGAGCAGATTTAGGAAGTGAGTCCAAGTCCAGCTTGCCATCATCATCTTCTTCTTCATCACCCTCATTCTTATCATCATCTTCTTTTTTCGGCAGGTCTGCTGGTGGATCTTTTGGTGGATCTTTTGGAGGATCTTTTGGAGGATCTTGATTATCGCCCTCGTCACCAGCAACCTTAATCTTAAACTTCTTCAACAGTAAATCACTAAACATTTTAACTCCTTTTATCGTAACAAAAACTATAATTGTGTTTTGGTTTTCTTTTTAACTCATTTCTCAAATATTTCTTTATAGATACTCTTGCCACATTTAACATTCTTGATGCTTCTCTTACAGATTCTACCCTAAAAACTTCATTTGTTTCAAGATTTTTAACTAATATCTTTTTGCTTCGCGTAGGATTACCATATTCATCATTTCTTTTTTTGACATTATCACTAGCTGTCAACAATTGAACATTCCCAAATTCGTAGTTTCCTTCAGAGTCAATTCTATCTACATGAATCCTACCATGCCCTATTTAATGTTACTTGGTATTCATTTATCATAACTCTCCCTATATGGTACTAAAATAGCCCTGTCGTTAGGCCTTTGTGGAGGAGTCATAAAAACATATTTTCTTCCATTGTATAATTGAGTGAACGGTTCATCTAATTCGACTATAGGCTTATCTTCAGCTAATTCTATTGAATCCTCACCCGTCCTAGAATCCATTGGATGATAAAGAGCTTTTTTAAGATCAGGGAGATATTGATTTTGGATACCCTTAAAACCCTTTAATTTCGATACGTTGTAAATATTGTGCAATTCAGTTCTGGCAATTCTTGCCAATTGGTATTCTTGAGCAGAAAAAACGGTATTAAGATCATTTACGGCCTGTGACCATGTTTTGTTTTGAACTAAAGACTGACCTAGCACCCTTTGGAAGTTATTTCTTAATCTTGCTGAATAGTTTTGAACCGATGCCTCATATTGATTAAATAGGAAATTGTCGGGATTTGTTGAAGCGATAATTGCATCGATAGGAACGGCACGAGTAATCCCGTTAAATTCTTTTTCAAAAGCGTTTATCTCTCTGCCTGAATCTTCTAAGGCCTGCTCAAATAATGTTTCGAAACCAAAAACAAGATCAGGCCTTATTCTTGAGTGAAGAACCGACATAGCTTGATCTATTTGCCTTAACGCTGTTTCTAACTTGGCTTCTGTGAAAGTGTTATCAGGAGTGAGAAGAAGCTGATTAATAATTTCTTTTCTTGCCTGTTGATACATTTTCATCAGCTTTCTGGCCTGAGATAACTCGATACCTTCAAGCCTTGCTGAATCTCTTTCAAGAGTTTTAATGCCGTCTATATCGTCCCAGAACATAATTAAAAGCCTAGGTCTAGTTGAGTGCCTTTACGCACGTTTTTAGGATTAAATGCTGTTTTTGCAATATCCCTTACTTTTTTACCAGACTTCATTCTTCCTGTACGAGAAAAACCAGAAAATAAATCAGATATATTTCTTGCTTTAAGACCAAACTTTTTTCCGGCCTTATAAGCAATGCCAGCAGCAACAACACTACCAACAGCGCTAGATATTTCATCTTTGTATTCATTTGAGCTAGGGAAAAAATCTGTTACACCTGATGAAATAACTAAGCTAGAAACACCTAAGGCCAGACCAAACTTAGTTTTAGATATTCTTGCTTTCTTAATTCCACCTAATTTAAACTTAGCTGCATTCTTGATAAATTTTGATCTTGTAGAAGATCCGGCCTGAGCAAGCTTGGAGAGTCCTGTAATTTGAGCAGATTTTCTAAATAGAGAAAAAGACTTTTTTAAGTCTTTAGTTGCAGAGCTTGCCCCTAAATAACCTATGGCCGCACCAGCGGTAATTTTTCCGGCCCCTACTGTGGGATTGCTTCCATCTTTTTTTCTGATAGGGACAATTCTTCCGTTAATTTTTCTGAAAGTAATATCGCTCATATTATTATCTCCTAATTGGGACGACTCGACCGCCAATTCTACGGAAAATAACTTTCCCTGCGGCTTTTCCTGCCTTTCTTAGAGTTTTGCTTCTGGCGATAGGGATTGCGCTTGCCATTCCTGCACCTAACGCAGCACCCACTTGTAAACCTCTAATGCTGTTCTTGTCTTCCTCTGTTGGTGTACTTGTCACGAAAGATGCAGAGTAACCTGTAATTCCACCAGCAGCAGTGCCTTTGACCAATTTTTTTAGAAGGTTTAATTTCTTCATGAATACCTCTTTAAACAATCTTCAATAATAAATTCAGTTCGATCATTATTTCTCAATACTGACCAATATCTTGCCCCACCCTTCCAAGGATCGGACTCTGAATAAATGACACCATCTTTCTTTACCCACCTTGATAATATCACAATTGCCCATCTTGTATTTACCATCTTGTCATGGAGAGTAGATGAAGTAACTTTCGGGAAGTGACTAGCAAACTTATTATATCCATTTACTGATTCAGGGGATAACTGGAATAACCCACGAGAAATAATGTAATTACCTCTTGTATCCCTAAAAGATTCCTTGTAAGCACGGCTTGGATCATGGTTGCTTTCTTTCTTGGCCATGGCCGACAATAAGACTAACCAAAAATCAGTCCTGGCATTAATAGTTAAGTCAGAATAATATTTATTAAACTTATAAACGTCTTTTGGATTCAGAACAGAAAGCCTTTCATCAATCATTTTTTTGATTTCTTTCATTTCTGCTTCACTGAAAAAGTCATTACCCCATGAAGGTGCAGCATGATCAGGAATGTTTGGCCTACTTGGAATATCCCTGACTTCAGATAAATCTTCTTTCCTCATTCTTCTGATGGATAAAAGGTCATGAAGTGAATACCATTGAAGATTAACCGAATCAGATTGATTTCCCCCAAGGCACAATATTCTATCGCCATCTACTTTAATGAACCCAGAAACGTGTCCTTTCCAAGATGAATTCCCACGTTTAAAAACGGCAATATCACCCCGTACAGCATCCTCTAAATCAACTTCACGGCCTACTTTCATAAAGTCTCTGGCCAGGAGAGTATTAAAGTTTTTGAACCCGGACTGAATTAAGCAGTA